TCCGCTTTTATGTATCTTTCGCTTGTAGTTTTGCTTTTGGTGAGCTTAAACTCATGGAAGGATCTGCGAAAATCATATCGCTTATTGCAAGAGATGAGAATCAGCATCTGGCAATAACACAGAACATCATCAACAACTGGAGAAAGGGTGATGACCCTGAGATGAAAGAGATTGTCAAGGAAGAAGAGCAGTGGACATACCAAATGTTTGATCGTTGTGTCAACGAAGAGAAGGTATGGGCAGAGTATCTGTTCAAAGATGGTAGTATGATTGGTCTTAATGACAAATTACTTCATCAGTATGTTGAATGGATTGCAAATAAGAGAATGAAATCTATTGGTCTAAAACCAGTGTATGATATTCCAGCAAGAAACAATCCATTACCTTGGACACAACACTGGATCTCTTCAAAGGGATTACAGGTTGCACCACAGGAGACGGAAGTCGAATCTTACATTGTAGGAGGAATTAAACAAGATGTCAAAAAAGACACCTTCTCAGGATTCAAACTTTGAGAATCCGAGACCCGAAGAAGAAATAGCATGGGACATTGAAGAGTGTAAAAAAGCAATCCGCGATGCTGCGGAAGATTATGATAAATTAGTTGGAGGTTAAAATGATTAGTCCTTTTGGTAGTGTATTGAACACAAGAGAAAGTTACAGTAGATTTCATCAAAGGAAATTTACTGAAGTCGAAGTTCAATTTGATAATGAAGATCCTGCATGGATTCCTTTGAATACTTTATTAGCGATGAGGGCGATATATAATAAAGAGTAATATGAATATGCATGGTAGTAGATTATGAAAATGCTTGGATCTATACAAAACAACCTTTTCTATCTGAAAATATTGGTAATTCTTTCGGCTTCGTCTACCGGATTACAAATTTATCAAATGGTAGACAGTACATCGGTAGAAAATATTTCGTGCAGAAGAGGAAACCAAAAGGTGGAAAACGTAGAGTTACCTCGGAGTCCGATTGGAAAAAGTATTATGGATCTAGCCCCGAACTAAAGGCAGATGTTAAAAAGTATGGTAAATTAAATTTTAAGAGAGAGATATTAAGTCTTCATGAAACAAAGGGTCAAGTAAATTTTGAAGAGACAAAACAATTATTTCTTCATAATGTTCTGACAGAAGCACTTGACGATGGGACACCAATGTATTATAATAGCAATATATTGGGACGCTATATGCGAAAAGATTATGGAAACTTTCAATCGTGAACTCAAAGATACAAGGGAGTGGGCATTGGATCGTATTGTTGAACTTTGTTCTCGTGGTGATTTTGAAGAGGTTGTAAACGGTGATTCAATTCGTCAAGAATTTGATGAATGGATTGTCATTGAATCAGATGAATTAGATATACTTTCGATGGAGTATTTGAATGACTATTAAGTACACTAATTATGAAATGTATCTTCGTAGACATATTTTATCAACTCTTATGAATCAGGGGTTTGATGATAACCGAGCAATATATGAGTGTGCAGATGAGTGGATTGAAAAATTTTATGCACCTCATAGTGGTATTATGGAGCTTTACAAAGCATCACATGATGTGATAGAATACTATAAAACATATTTTACTAAATAAGAGTACGTTATAGTGCTTAAAATGGTAGATAAGAAACCAGAACAAAAGGTTGAAGAGAAACCAAAAAATCTTTTGACCAAAATAAAAGAGAGTGTGGATGATAAGGAAGAGCAACTCGCATTCTTATCTACAATTGTAAGACTTGCTGTTCTTGTATGGTCTGCAGGAATTTTGACTTTAGCATACGTTAAGTTACCTGCGGCATTTAACATACCAGAACAAAAACTCGACCCAACTTTCATAGCTTCTGTGTTTACAGGAACACTAGCTACCTTTGGCGTTCAAGCGGCAGGTAAGAAGAAGAATGGATCTGGTGGTGGAGATGCAAATATATCTAAAAAAGATATGGAGTTTCTTATCGCTAAAGCATCTGAAACTGCACCTGCACAGACTATTAGAATTGAGCAAGCACCAGTAACAATCGTTCCAAACGCTACTCCACCTAAAAAATAAGGAGATTAATGATGAAAAAGTGGTTTGCCCTTGGATTGGGCGGGATCATAGGATTATCCCATATAGGATTAATTGGTATGGTAAGTCGTAAAAATAACTTACCAATCATAAATCCACCGGTAGGACCATATTCATCATATAAAGTAAGTGTAACAGAAGAGGGATACGCTATATCATATAAAGCAAATGATCCTAAATCAATGTTTATTACAAAGGATATTAAAGATAAGGCAGGGTTCTTAGGATTAGGAAATAATACAACAAAAATTACAGAAGAATATGTAATGGATGGTCAAACCAATCAAGGTGGTGCTGTCTCTAATCATAGATCTTGGATGGATCAACCACCAGGTTTGACACAAAAACAAGCAGATCAAATTGTTGCTGCGCGAAAAAGTGAAGCCTGTATTAAAGCAATCGGATCTGCAGAAGGTACAGGCAGAATTGTTGGGACAAGTGTTGGTGCTGCTGCTGCTCCTACTCTTTCCTCTATTCCTTTTGTTGGTTGGGTTGCTGCTGGTTGGGTAGCAATGTTTAGTGGTGATCAAGGTGCAAATATTGGTGGTGGTATGGCAGAAGACTTAAATAAAAACTGTTAGTGAGTCCTCACATAATTGCGTAATTATACTTAGTGCATTACAATAAATAATAGTGTACTGGAGTTGAAACTATCATGTCCCATTACGTAATTGGTTATCACGACCAACTTAATAATCATTATGAAATTTGTGAATACGCAGAATCTGCATACGAAGCAATAAAACAAGCAAAAGAGGATTTGCCAGGTATGAAGGCAAGTCCTCTTTCTTGTGAATACTGTATCTTGGAGGATTGATGAAAAAATTTAATACAATCGTTTTGGATGTCACAATCTACATCTTAGACTTTCTTTACAGAGGTAGAGATTTTCAAAGGTTCTGGGTGCTAGAAGTCATTGCAAGAGCACCATACTTTGCTTTCATTTCTGTGTTACATTTCCGAGAATCTTTAGGATTACGAGGTGAAGAACATATATATTTGATGAAAGAACATTTCTATCAGGCACTCAATGAAACGGAACATTTGGAGGAAATGGAACTTCGGGAGGGCAATAAGCACTGGATTGATAGGTTCTTTGCCAAACATCTTGTTTTATTTTATTTTTGGGTCATGGTTGTTTACTATCTTGTTGATCCTATTGACGCTTATGATATCAACATGAAAATAGAGAAACATGCCTTTGAAACTTATGTCAAATATAGTGCATATCATCCATTAGATACTAAGATTTCAGAGATTGCCCAAGACGAATATGAGCATTCCAAAGAATTACAGAAAGCGATGTTAATGATTGCATAGATAATACTAATCACATTCATTAGTTTATGTTATCTACCAATTATCGCCTTCGTCTGGAAGGAATTTGCAAATCAATTGCAGCAGGAACAGAAGTGAGTATGGAAGATATGATATGGGCACAGAAATTGGCAAAGGCAAATACATCTGCTAGAGGTATGTTGAGCACAGCAAGAAGAATGGCAACTGATCCTGATGGATCTTGTCTTAAGTATTTGGATATTGGAGACCCAAAATCAGATAAGAAAGGATTTAATGGTGCAGATGACATTGCAGACTGGTTCCGAAATGATAATAGGAGCGATGATTGGAGGCAACGAGATTGATTCGACTTTTAAAATTATTAGGAAATATTGTTGACCCAAATTGGTGGGCAGAACTCATTGGTGAAAAGTCAGGATTAAATGATCGTGCAAGAAAACCAAATAAATTTAAAGAGTGGAAGTTAAAACAACCTCTATGGAAACAATTTTTTATAGAGGTTTTAATGTTTACATTAATTGCATTAGCGTTTGAACCAGTGTTAAACCTATTAGGTATGTCAATGTTACCTTGGAGGTGGTTTTGATAGTTTGGAGTATCGTATGGATGATTGTTATACTATTGATTTCTGTAACAGTTGTGATATACTACATAATGAGATATGATCACTTCTTTCCGAATGATTAAATTTATTGTAATACCATTAATATTAGTAGGGTGCACAGCACCGGTAACTGATCCACCTGCACACGCAGAGATTGTTACTTATCGTGAGGAGTTACATGGTGAGGTTAACTTGTATAATCCTGATCAGTGGATGCAGATGTATGGAATATACGAAAGAAATCGAAGAAGAGAGATAATGGAAAAAAATATGACTGATCCAAAAACATCTATAAATAGTGCACTAGAAGATTTTTGGGAGAAAGAGTCTTTAGGTACAATAAACGAAGGGTAATTATGCAAAAAATTATTAATGGAATCGCTATTGCAAGCGGAGTCGTATCACTTACAGTCGTAGGATTAGGTGGTTACGTATTCATAAGGAAAGATGCCATAATTGATGGTGTCAAATCGAAAATTATAGAATCAGTTTCTGGTAAAATGGGAGATATGTTACCAGATATTGTTGGTGGATCAATACCAGGCACAACAGGACCTGCACTTCCTGCTGCACCACTTCCTAAATTTTAATGGAACCAATTGAACAAATTCATATACCAAATATCAGTATTCAACAAATAGCAGGAAGAACTTGGTTATATCAAATACCAGCGATTCCAAACAATCACCCACCTGTAACTTTACAGTTGGGTTTTCCTATTGTTGAATTACCTGGTTGTGTAGAGGCACATCAAGATAATAAAATTAATTCATCAAACTTACCTTTGGATAGAGATTTGGTAAATGATGATCCAAATGGAGTTACAATACTATGTCCGAATGGTCAGTATCCTTCATATGAAGCAATGAACTTTGAACCAGAGCAAGTTATTCCAACTACACCTACTCCTCCACCACCAGTTGCACCACCTCCACCAGAAGTTCCTCCAACAGGTGATCTTGGTAAAAAAGAAGAAGTGCCTTGTCCTGGTCCAAGTCAATTGAGAGTTGGTGATGTTACACAGTCAGGTGATGAGAGAGTTGTAGGTCATCGACTTCTTAAAGATGGTAAAACCTGTGAAACATTATATGAACCAACCACTACACTTGAGAAATATCTACCACCACTCAATCAAGCATCAACTGTGACTTCACTTGCAATAGTGGCAACAGCAGGTGCTGCAGCAACACCATTATTAATAAGAATTATACGACCTGTTGTTAAAAAAATATGGGCAACGATACAGAAAAAATTAGGTAAAGAAGTGAAGAGACTTTCAATATCAGAAGTAAAAACTAATGAGTATCGTCAGAAAAAGGGTCTTCCTCCTCTGAAAAAGAAATAGACATATCATTTAAACCATCCACTTCTGATGGAGTTTCAATTATCTTTGGTGTTGGTTGAGTATAACCATCCCAACCTTTTTTAATATCTTCAACTTGTCTATCAACATCTTTCATTGTATTTTCAATTTTAACATTGATCCATACTTTTTTAAGATATGCAATAAGTCCTAACGCAAGAAAAGAGATAGGAAACTTTTGTTTCTTTGCCCATCTCTCTGCCTTTGCATACCAAGGATCTACACCCTTGCCAAATTGTTTTTCAAATTCTACCTTCATGGATTGCCGATTGATATAGTCTTCAATTTTTTAGCATCACTACTTGGATTTGGATTTGGTGTAATTGTGTGATTATGAGGAGCAACAACATTTGGTGGATTTACTAATACTACGTCAGCACATACACTGTAGTATGGTGACTTTGGATGAAACATAATACCAGCTTTCATTAACTCACCACAATTTTTTAATCTCGCAATCTCAAAGTCTAGTCTTTTATTTGCAGTGTTTTGTTCCATAAATGCAATGTTTGCTGCCGCAGCATCTTTACATTGTTGTTGTAACTCTTTATCTAATGGTCTTGACCAAGTAGCAGAGAGTCCGACTGATAGGTTATAGTTATCTTGCTGTCCTGTTCTTGTTGGTATGTGATATAAAATTTCGCCTGGATTGTCTGGAATATTGTCATCATCATTATCTGCATTGTTGTACACTGGGTCAAGGTACATACTTTCAAATGGTTTTTTATATGAAACACTACCGTTGAAGTATGGTGTAATATTCATGGTAGGACCTTGACACTGTATGCCACCACCATAAGTATTTGTAATATATGGACCTTGTAAAACCTGAATTGCCTGGTTGGTAACTGAGCCTGAAGAATTCGCAATCGGGTTTGCTGTTGCACTTACACCACCAACGTCAGTCGCAAATGCAGGTGACGCTGCACCTAGCAAACAAACTGAAATCAGTTTGAGAAGGTGCTTGTTGTGTTTGTGACACTTTCTATCTGAGTGGTTCTCTGTATTATTGTTTGCGTCTTTAATCCTGGTCCAGAATAATTTTCTGTGAATTGAAACGCTGCGCCTGGTGTGGTTATCGTGAAGTTTGGTTTGTTGTTGATGTCCAAGTTTGTCCATGTTGAGGTCACTCCATTCAAAGTGTTGCTATTTCCTGTAACGGAAGGTGCTGATATAGTGTCGCCATCGTGTGATATATTTGTGCCTGTAATAACATACTGATATCCTGTATCATAATTCATCGAATTTATGGTCTCCGTCACCGTACTTGTAGTTTCGGTGGTTGAAGTCATATTTCCCTGGGTGAAATTAGGGACTACTGGCACAGCAGTCGCAGTCCTCGCACTCGCAAGGACAGTTGCACCCACAATTAGGACAAGAACCTTTTTCATCAGTCATTATAGCACAAATTATTGGATAGTCAATGTTGTGACGACCTGACCTGTAGCAGTTGTACCTGCACCACCTGCTGTTAGTGAAATCGCTCCGTCTGTTGCGATAGTACCTGCAAGACTTCCTGCATGACCACCAGAAGATGTTATAGTTTCACCAAATGCTGGCATATCCATAACTGTTCCGTATGAGTTAATCGCAGGAGCAGCATTGTCACCTGTGACTTCTGCAGTATATGTATGTGCAGTTACATCAACACCGGATCCGATAGTATTTACAGCATCACCCATAACGAAACTTTCCGTTAGGCTGAAAGCATCGCCAGCTGTTGTTACTGTATAAACACCATCAGTATGTCCTGCTGCTGCTGTACCAGACTGTACAGTAAGACCACCCATTGTACCTGCGGTGATATTAGACCCCTGTACACTGTATGATGATCCAATTCTTGTCGAGTCAGTTGCTGCAGCATCAACACGAAGTTGAGTTGAAGCAGAAATTGTATGAATTATATCGGCCATTGCAGGTGAACTAAATCCACCCACTAACAATAATATAGGTAAGAGTTTCTTCATGTAATTTTACCTATTACTTACTGCTTTATTTAGTTTTAAAAAAAGTGTGTGGAAAACACTACTATATAATGCGTATACATACTATAGTTAAAAACGTTACAATGGCTGAAATGACTGAGCAACAAACCCACTTAGCATCTCTTTTGAAGCAGAGAGAAGATATAGTTGGTGAAATTAATGATCTTAATTCAAAGATTGCATCAAAGAGAGAGTTACTTTTAAGAACTCTTGGAGCATTAGAGTATTTACAACAAGTCGGAGTCAAACTTCCAGAACCAGAGGAAGCACAAATGACAGAAGAAACACCTGAAATAGAGGGAGAAGTTGTGAATGGAGAAGGTGATTTACCAGAACCAACACCAGAGGGTTGACAAATAATATAGACACTGTTATATTATATTTGTTGGACGCAACATGGGAGTGACTGAATAAACTTACTGGCAACCGCTGGTTAAGGTGATGAGTCAGAGGTGGTGCTCGCTGTCGCAAGGCAGAACTACTCAACCAAGTAGGACTCAGGCAGCAACGTATTTACTACTGTAGTAATGCCCGTTGTTTGTTGGTACACAGGAATCCAACCTCCCTCTTTATTTTTGATAGCACATGATAAACACAACAAATAAAATGAAAATTTTTTTAGATACTGCTGATACAGATTTAATCCGTAAGTATCATGGAACAGGATTAATTGACGGTGTGACCACTAATCCAACTTTGATTATGAGAAGTGGTAGAGATCCAGAGGATGTTTATCAAGAACTACAAGATATTGGATTAAGAGATATTAGTATGGAAGTTATGGGTGATTCTAACACAATGATAGAAGAAGGAATCAGACTCGCTACAAAATTTCCAAATTCAGCGACAATCAAAGTTCCCTGTACTCCTGATGGACTAATTGCATGTGCAGAATTATCATGTAAAAATTTAATCAGAGTAAATGTAACTTTAATCTTTGATGTCGCACAAGCAATACTCGCAGCAAAAGCAGGTGCAGCATACGTTTCACCTTTTGTGGGTAGACTTGATGATAATTCAATCGCAGGTTTACAACTCATTAAGGATATAGATGAAGTCTTTAGAGTTCAAGCAATACATAGAACAAGAATATTATCTGCATCAATTCGATATGTAAATAGTGTTTCACAATCATTTGCAAATGGTGCAGATATTGTCACTATGCCTCCATCAGTCTTTGATAAGATGTATAATCATGTACTTACTGATAAAGGATTGCAAATATTTGATGAAGATTTCAAAAAAACACAGGAAATTATTAGTAAATCCGTATAAAAATTAATAGCTTGACACAATTATAGTATAGTGCTATACTAAATACCATTACATAGAACAAAGGACTCGAAAGATCGTAACCCTGCGTAGAATGTAAAATTCTTAGTCGAAAGAATTTCCATCCGCAGGTTTTTTATTGCCTTGCGAGATACTTTTAAAAAAATGATTAAATCAACAATCGCTGCAGTAGCAGCATCTCCATTCCTATTCGCCGGTGCAGCTTTTGCTGGTCCATACGTTAATTTGGAAGCAACTGGTTCATATCCTGAAGGTGCATACACCGAAGGTGGAATCGAAGCAGTAGTAGGATATGAGGGAGCAACAGA